GTGGAAGAACAAGATACAAATGGATTCATAGCCGCAAGTAATACTTCGGTTATTATACCACACCCAAGTCCATTCGTTGGTGCGGTATTTATTCCACCGGGATTATTAACAGTAGGAGGAGGTACATTTTAATATGGATAAAGAAAAAATTATTGAAGTTATTAGCGATGTTAAAAATAAATCAAATAAAGATTTATTTCTTGCAATAAATGAATTGAATGATGAATTTGAAAAAACAAAAACATTAATCATTGATTTAACAAGACATCTTGATAGTGTTGAAGAATTGTTCAATGAAATAAACGATGAAATAGAAAAAAGAATTAAGAAATGAGTGATGTGAGCACTAGAATTATTGAACTGGGTCTATGTTCAGATAATAGAGACCCGTTGGGGTTAGGTAGAATACGTATCCAAACATTTGGTAACGGTTCTGGACCTTCTGCTGGTGCTTTAAAATATGAACCATGGGACGACAAAGACCCTTTTATTGCTATTCCATTTTTACCCGCTAATATAAACTATGTACCCTTAATCGGACAATCAATTAAAATCATCAATTATGACCCGATTAAAGACACAGTAAATAGAGAATATATTTCTGGACCATTTACCACAACACATGATTTTAACACACAAGTATATGCGTCCCAAGTTAAAAACACAACATACGGAGGTGCCGATTCAGAATTACCCAAAATCGTTAATCAAAAAGATGGCCAAATTATTGATACCTTTGCAAAATCGTCAATTGCAAAATATGAAGATTATGCCGTATATGGTAAAAATGGTTCAGACGTTTTGTTTACAGAAAACGGACTATCTTTAAGAGGAGGTAAGTTTGTACCAAAAACGATGGTTGCTCAAGAACCAAACATGTTTAATAAGCCATACATGTCAAATAAAATGGCAACACTTCACCTTAAAAAATATACTAATAAATTAGAATATTATGATGAGACCACAACTGAACTTATTACTGAGTCTAAAAATTTAAAATCTATAATAGAATATAGTATTGATAAATTTGATGGTAGTAACGCAATTATTAGTTTCTATGTATATCTAATTAAAGATTTTGATAATGCTAAACAGACAGTCTATGGTAACATATATAACACAAATAATCCAAAATTAGAAAATTCACCAATTATTACGGGTAGTACTCAATTAATAACAACGGGAACAACAGAACCAACATTTACTGTATTCGTATCGGATATTTTGTCTAATGGAGTAAATGGTATCTATAAAAAAATTAGACATACCTTAAAGAAAATACACAATAAAACAAGTCTTTTTCATATAGATCCAACACTACCATTTTCAAGTGTTGATTTACATCCATTTTATTTTAGACCAACATTATCTTGTGTAAATTCTATATTGACAACTCAAGATGAAATAAACAACAGGGTAATCATATTCAATAATATTATTTTAGCGTCTGGAATTGGTCCTAAAAGTGGGTTAGTTTATGATAAAACAAAAATGTCACCAGCAACCAAACCTATAACTAAAACTGTTACAAAATTAAGAGACACACCAAGTTCCGAACAAACTTTCTCATCTTTGAAATCGGATAAAATATTTTTGTTATCTCCAGAGTCTAATCCCCCTGAAAAACAAATTGCGATAGATTTTTCTAAATTGGAAAAATATGAATTAAGTCAGGAAAATTACATGAATGACATTTTACCTCACACATATTCGTCAGTTAGAGGTGAAACCCTTATTAGACTTATTGAGTCCATAATTAATTTAATATTCAGTCACCAACACAATTTAGTCGGTCCTCCAGTACCGAGTGACCCAAATTATATTAATTTAATGAAGTTAATGGAAACAATGAAACAAGATATTTTAAATAATTCAATTAGAATCAACTAATTTGATATTTATTAATAAAGAAGATGTCATATTTCCGTTCATATTTTGAAAAAAACAACACGATAATCAAGAATTCTCAGGTAAACACGGCTAAAAACCCAACTACTGAGATTTTCTATGGTTCAGGATTTTCTAAATTTTTATTTAAAGTTAATCTTACAGATTTACAAGGTAAAATAAATAATGGTGATTTGGTTATTGACCAAAATACTAAACATTATTTAAAAATGACCAATACCATATTTGGTGACGAGGGATTAAAGGGTCAGAATAGAACCACTGGTAGAAATCGTGCAACTTCATTTAATCTAATAGTTTTTAAAATAAGTGAGTTTTGGGACGAAGGTTTAGGTTTTGATTACCAAGATAGTGAATATGACTTTACTGCAGGTAATAGTACATTTGATGAGAGACCATCTAACTGGTTTAATAAAACCACATTGAATCAATGGTCAAGTCAGGGTGTTTATAGTACCGACCCTGTTATTGTTACCACCGCCCATTTTGATAATGGTAATGAAAATTTAGATGTTGATATTACAAGTTATATAAATGGTATAATTTTATCGGGGAATACAAATCACGGGTTAGGAATTGCTTTTGAAGTAATATATCAAAATATCACACCTGAAATTGACCAATCTGTGGCGTTTTTTACAAAATACACACAAACATTCTTTGAACCGTTTGTTGAATCTGTGTTTCAAGATAGAATAGAAGATAATAGACATAATTTTATTGAAAAACAAACACAGAATTTATACCTACATGTTACAAAGGGAACTAATTACTATGATTTAGATTCATTACCAACAGTTGACATTACTGATAATAGTGGAACACCAATTAGTGGATTAACAGGACTTACAACAAATAAAATACGAAAAGGAATATATAAGGTTACATTTGGTTTACAAGGTGTCTTGTGTGACGGAAAAAGGTTCTATATTGATAAATGGAAAGGACTACTCCTTAATGGGGTGTCAATAAGTAACGTTAGTCAAAAATTTGTACCAAAACCTTATACTGCCGGATTTACAATTGGTGAAAATCAAACAGAATTACAAAGATACGTTATTCAATTTTTCGGATTGAAACAAAATGAAAAAATATTAAGGGGAGAAAAAAGAAAAGTGGTTGTTACATTTAGGTCAATAAATGAACCAAAATCAGTTTTATTTGATGAAGTATTCTATAGAATTTTCATTAAAGAAGGTAGAACCGATGTTGTTGTTTACGACTGGACACAACTTGATGTAACAAACGAAAACTCATTTGTGTTTGACACTTCATTTATGATACCGAGAGAATATATGGTCGAAATAAAGGGAAAAACTCATACAGAGGAGATATTCTATAACGAAACAATAAAATTTGAGATAGTATCTGAAAAATAAAACTATTTATTATTATGAATATAACTGAATTAATTAAGAAACATTTAAAAAAAGTGGTAAAGGAACAAGAATCACACATATCTGAAGACGGAACTTACATGGTTTTATCCAACTTAGTTCAAATTAAGAATGATATCGAAAAGATATTGTCCTATAAACACCAATCTGATTTTCCAAAATTAGTTACGGGTGAACACGCGTGGGCGGGTGACCATATAACTACATCTAAAGATGATATTGAAGAAGTGGCTAACTTTATTGATGGTTACTTTGAACAAAAGAATTTGTCAGAAGCGGAAAAAAAGAGTAATAAACTTTGTTCAAGAGGTTTATCTGCTGCAAAATCTAAATTTAAAGTTTATCCATCGGCATATGCGAATGGTTATGCTGTACAAGTTTGTAAAGGTAAAATAAAAGGATTAGATGGTAAAAAAAAATGTTCGGGTTCATATTGTAGCGGTAAAAAGTAAATCATGAAAATACACATAAACGAAGAAGATCTACAATACATTAAATTATCCATCAATAATGGTGAGGTATTACAAGAAGATTTAGGTAGGTGGTTTAAAGAAAAATGGGTAGATGTAAGTAAAAAAGTTAATGGTAAACATCCACCTTGTGGACGTAGTGATGCTGATGGTGAAAAAGGAAGGAAAGGATATCCAAAATGTAGACCATCAAAAAAAGTGTCAAAAGATACTCCTAAAGTTGCCTCTTCATATGATAAAAAGGAAAAGAAGGCGATGACATCTCAAAAAAGAAGTGCAGAAAGAAAGGACCCTAAAATTGGAAAAGGTAATAAACCAACAATGACAAAATTTGACGAACAACAAAATGTTGATGAAAGAAGTAGAAGTTTTGCGTTTACAAGAAAAAAAAGATTGTTTAGTCAACCAGAAAGAATGTCTAATCCTTTTAGATATAAAGAATTTGATAGATTATCTGAAGGTGTAGAAAAAAGAACAATTATTCAAATATCTGAAGAACAATTTCAAAGACTTTTTGAATATAACGAAGATACGCCAGTTTTAATTTATGAAGATGAATCGGGTTCCGTTCAAAACACAAATTTTGAGTCGACCAATATGTTAAATGAGGCTGAATATCAAGGACGTAAAGTTCAACTTGGAAAAATCATGCAAGGTGATATTAAAAAGTTTAAAGTGTATGTCAAGAACGACAAGGGTAAGGTTGTTAAGGTAAATTTCGGTTTTGGTGGTAAATCCGCTAAAGGTAAACGAATGGTTATCAAAAAGAATAACCCCGCAAGACGTAAGTCATTTAGAGCTCGTATGAATTGTGATAATCCAGGTCCTCGTTGGAAACCAAGATATTGGGCTTGTCGTACTTGGTAAAATTTTAACTTATGAAATACATTATAACCGAGGAACAGAAAAGAACGATTATAAATAAAAGTGATTGGAAAGAGGGTAATAATAAACTTACCAAAACATATCACTTCAAAAACTACAAAGAAGTTATACCATTTGTTAATTCAGTTATGAAAATCGCAGATAAACAAAATCATCATCCTGATATAATCGTTCATTACGATAATGTGAAATTATCTATTACTGACCACGATAAAGGTGGTGTATCTGAAAAATGTCATAAATTCACAGGTGCCGTAGATAAAATATAAAATTTTAATGAACTTACAAGAGAACATACAAAGGATTAGAGAAATGATGATTTCGGAAGAGATGGTACAATCTGATGCTTGGAAATCTTTAAAGAAAACATTGGATGTTCTTAAAAATAAGAAAAAAGTTTTACTATTAAGTTGTTCTAATAGACATAATTGGGACAAAAATAATATTGATATACCAAAATCTAAAATGATTGCAATGTATCTTAATGATGAATTGGGTGATAAGTCAACATTAATAGACGTACCTGAACTTAAGATATTTCCATGTGAAGGTAACGTATCAAGAAAAGACGGAGATTCATGTGGAGTATTAAAATCCAAACTTGAAGACAAGGATAAAAATCCTTCAGGTCATCACAGATGTTGGGCGAGTATCAATAACAAATCAGATGAACTTTGGAAAATATCCAAAGAACTATTTGAATCAGATTCGGTTATATTTTTTAGTTCAATAAGGTGGGGACAAACAAATATGTATTATCAAAATCTAATTGAAAGACTTAATTGGGTTGAAAATAGACATACGGTACATAATGAGTCTAACATAGTAAAAGATATCGAATCTGGATACATTTGTACTGGACATAATTGGAATGGAAGTAACGTTGTTGATTTACAAAAACAAGTTCATTCATTTTATGGTTTCAAACCAAACGATGATATATATTGGAACTGGCAGTATACTAAAGATATTAACGATGAAAGTCAAAAATCATATAAAGATTCTTACAAAAAATTTATAAAGGATACTAAAATACCTGATTCTCAATAATAAATAAGATTAACCCCACACTCATTTAAAAGTTGTTTAGCCTTACTTTGGGATTCATCCCACTTTTCTTTATTTTTAGTAGTACAGACTTCCTTACAATATACCGTCTTTATACCGGAATTAACAATTCCTCTGGCACAATCCATACAAGGTAATCCCGATGTTAAGTAGATTGTTGAGTTTTTCAACGATACACCTTCTAATGCCGCATTATAAATTGCATTACGTTCGGCATGTTCCATCCAGAAGTATTTTTCGGGTCTTTCCTGACGTTCTTGTAATGAATCGTCTAAACCCCTTGGGAATGAATTATAACCCGTAGAAAGGACGTTATTACCCTCACCGACTACAACGGCACCTATCTGTGTAGATTGGTCCTTAGATTTGAGTTTTACCACCTCAGCAATCTGTAAAAAATACTCTATCCAATTCATATTAAATTAATTTTTGTTTCACCCAATAATATAACATACCGGTTGCGTACCTGTGTAAGTTTTTTGCTTCTTTCTTTAAAATTAAGTTCCCAAGTTGTATTAAATGTGAACGATTATATAAATCTACACTAACAATAAACCCTCCATCGGATTTTTCATACGTTGTCTCTTTCATTGGTGGAATATACTTTCCCTCATCGTCGAGTTTCAACGTCCTAATCATTTCGGTCTTATTCATCTTACATTCTATACCTCTAGAATGTATCATTTTTTCTAAGACATCTAACCTTAATTTAGTGTAGTCCACTTCACTCATAATGCAAATATAACTAATTTTTTGGAATATTCCAATAACAAAAAACCCCCGAATTTCTTCGAGGGTTTTTATATTCAATCCTATTAAGATTATCTTAATGTATCCAAAGAGAATGTAGTGATACCTTTCACGTCGATTACACCAAAGTAACGGTTGTTTACCATTTTCTTTGCGTAACGTGTCATGATTCCTTTGATAGGAGTCATTGTGAACGGATTGTACATTGTTGGAGTTAATTGTAAAGGTACATATGGAGCGTAGATGTAACCAGCGTCCAATAGTGATTTACCTTTGTGACCAATTAAGATCTTGCTAGCTGGGAAGTAAGGATCACGATATACTTGATATCTTCCAGCAAGAGAACCGATTTTCTCGATACCCATGTTGTATGAATCTTGCTCAGGAGCTGCGTTAGATACGTGGAAATATTCTAAATCATCGAATACTGCAGAAACTTCTGAAGAAACAACGATCCAGTTAGCACCACCTCTTAATGTAGTCTTATGGATTTGAGCTGAAATTTGGTTAACCTTAGTTACCAAAGTTTGGTTCCAATCTTTTTGAGTGTAACCTTGTAATGTAGCACCTGATGCTCCACCGTATTTCCACTCATTGTAATCCCACTTAGCTTTCCAAGCTGCACCTTTACGTAAATCACGTAAAATTTCACGGTCAACTTCTGCTGCAATTTGCTCAGATAATAAAGCTGTTAATTCAGCTTCAGCATCGATGTTGTGGAATGCACTAACGTCTTGAGCCAATTCAGGAGACCATGTAGCTCTTAATTTTCTTTCAGTTACAGAAACTGTTACTGATTGTAAATCGAAAGAAACTTCACCAATTTGATCTTCAAATTCTAAAGTATCATAAGTTCTGAAAGTTAATGTGAAATCACCGATAGTTGTACCTGTAGGTAATGTGATGTTAGAGAAACCAGATGTTGCACTGTAGTTCTGCATATCAACACTTACGTAGATAACTCCATCAGCATCACAGATATCATTGTAGTTACCTGAAGGGTAGTTAGTAGAAGATGCAGTTGAACCATATTCAACAATACCTTTACCATACTTCTGAGTAACAACGTTGAAGTTCTTAGAGTCAGTTAAGTATTTAACTTCAGCTGATGCTAAAAATTCTTCAGTATCCATTGCGTTACCATTTGGTCCGATTAATTTACCTTGACCATCTTTTGCAAATCCTGTAAATTTCAAGATTAAAGATGATTGTGCGTTTGATGAACCAGTAACACCAGAAACTGCAATTGCAGAAACTGAACCATTACTGAAAGTAACAGCAGAAACAGCGGTTAAAGTTACAGCTGAATATTGACCTTTTGAGTAATCAAAAAGACCTGTATCAGGACTGTTACCATCACCTGCTTCGTAGAATCTGTCATATAAGTTACCACCTGTGTAACCAGTTGCGGCGCTTCCACCAGCACCTGGCATACCATATGGAGAATAGTGACCTGCTCCGTTTCTTTCCTGAATTTTAGGAATGAAGAAGAATAATTTACCAATTGGTAAGTTCATAGCTTGTACTGACACGATGTCGTTAGCTAATAATTTAGAGAATACACGACGAATGATTGGGAAAACCACAGTCTCGAATGAACCAGACGCATCAGCTACTGCTGCTTCGTTGATTAAATAAGACGCTTGGTTTTCATATAATTGCGCGATGTTATCTTTTTGGTGACCGTCAAGACCTTCTAAAAAGCCTAAGTCATCCCATTTTCTGATGGTATCTTCTTTGATAACACGAAGGTGCTTAAGACCGATGTTACCTACCATACCTGATTCTAATAATGCTCCCATTTTGTATGTTTTTGTTTTTTTGTTTAATTTATTATTTTATTTTTCCCATTAAATCTTTCATTCTTCTGAATTGTGGATTCTCATAAGCTTTAGCTTCTGATAACACTTCTTGAGATGATGATGTAGATGGGGTGTTAGAGATTTTTCCAACTACTGACTCGGTAACTGTTGTTTTTGTACCTAATTCAGATTTGATTGTGTTGAATAAACCTTTAGATTCATTCATCGTTGAAACTGAATCAAATCTCTTTAATATGTTCAATTTCTCTTGTTTAGTAGTAGAGTGTTCAGTAAATAAACGTGTAGCGTAAGCTAAGTTTGCATTAAACACAGCAACTTCGTTAAGTTTGTCTTTGAATAAAACTAAAGCCTTCTTGTATTCAGAATTTTGTTTCTTTAACTTTTCAACTTCTTCGTTCATTTCGTGACGACCAGTCTTGTATTTTGTTTTTTGAGATGGTCCCCTAACTCCCGTTCCAAATGTTCTTGCTGCTTCAGTAGCTTCGATTTCCATCTCATCACCTTCAGCAACTTCTTCTTCATCTTCTTCTTCATCAATCTCAATTTCGTAAATTGTTTCTTCCTCATCAGTTTCCATATCATCACCCATCATATCCATTTCTGAAAATTCATCTTCTTCAGTACCGAATTCGGGTTCAGCATTAAACTCAGAGTCAGATTCCATTTCATCATCAAGTTTGATAATATAATCGTCTTCTCCGTCACCAAACTCAATGTTATTTCCGTCTTTCTTAACTACAATACCATCTTCTGGTTTCATCGCTTTGAAAACTTTTAATACTTCATCATCTGAAGCACCGGTCATATCCATTACGTCCTCATCTTCAGAACCTTCTTCTGCTGGTGGTAAAGCGAGATCTTCATCTCCTTCTTCATCATCTTCAGAATCTAATCCTTCAATGTCTTTGTTTGGTTCGTTATCGAGGTCTGTATCATTTTCAGAGTCGTCTGCTGTTGCATCGTCATCTGACATATCGTCTTCCTCTTCTTCAGGATCAACTTCATCCTCAGGTTGTTCACCCATCGGCATTTTAGTTTCATCCTCTTCTTCCAATGATTCTTTAAGCAAGTCATTCAGTTCTTGTTTCATGGTTGAAGCAAGTATACCCTTTGCATTTTGCTTTACTGCTTCTTCAAGTGTTTGTACTTGAAGTAACGCTTGTTCTAAAATTGATTTTTCAGTCATTGTGAAATTTTGTTTTATTATCTAATAAATAGTACGACTTTAATAAAAAGTCTTATTTTTAATATTTGTATCCCTATAAAATTGGTTATTTACTCAAAAAAGTATCTAATTTTCCCATAAGTTTGGACATTCTATCATCAACCGCGGGTTTTTTAATTTCTGATTCTTGATATTGGTCCCTATCTGAGGGGTCACTAAAAATGTATGCACCTGGAGTTGATGGGGATGACACTAAATCAAAACATACCAATTCAAAGTCATCCTGAACAATGTTTTGACCTTTAATGTTTTTTAAGGAACCAACACCACGAGAGGATATACCCAAAGTAGCTCCGTTCATAATTAACATAGCCGCTTGGTCACCCTTAGTGGATACAATACCCATCTTCTTCCATCCTGGCGAAGTGAATAATTTTATTTTACCCATAAGGATTTTTCCGTCCCAATAAGTTTCAAGAATTGAATGAGAAACTCTATCTAAATCGATAAGAGATGATGAAGGGTGATTAAGTTCGTTTAATGCTCCTCCCTTCTTAATAAGTGATTGGTATTTTTCGTTTTCTCTTTTAAGTAACATCTCAGGATAAATCCTTCCGTTCTTATTTGGAGTGTCGTATTTTTGTAAAACGGCATAAAGGATAAGGTCTTGTGAAAAGTCCATATCCCTCATTTCCGAAATAATTTTCTTGTTTTGTTCGGGAGAAACATGACCTGCGTCATATTCTATTAAAATTCCTCTACCCGTTTCGTTTGGTCCTAATATCTTCATTTATAGATTTTATTACTATAAATACATCAATACCAAGGTTATTTCTTGCTTTTGTAAAAATTGAATAGTTTTTTATCAATTAAACCATCCTCAACAACGGATTCGGTCAAATCTGTGATAAATGTTTTTATTTCCTTTGATCTAATATCGAATTGCTTTTCAACATATAAAGTTATTTCTAAATTCATAAAAGACTTTTTTTCAATCTTAATTCCTTTGGTTCTTATATCTAAATCAACAATTGATTGTTGTTTAAAACTTGAATTGTTTAAATTATAAATTAATTCTTTTATTTTTCTTCTTGATTTTGAAATTAGATAGTCATAATCGTCAGTTTCATTTTCTGGTTGCAACCAAGAATTTAATTTTACATAAATAGTTTTAAGATTTTTAAAGTCTACTGTACCATAACCATACTTTACATTGTTGTAAGTCCCTAATGGGATATACTTACCTGTTTTCATTAATTTTATTCATTATCTTTATTTTATGGTGTTATTAAAATATATGAAAAAAATGTTGTAAATCCAAAATATTTTATATATTTGTGGTATAATTATATATTATGATAATAATTGACGTAACAAAAGAACGTAGTATCGAAACAGCATTAAGAACCTATAAGAATAGAGTTCAAAAAACTAAGCAAATTCAAAAATTGAGGGAAAGGAAGGAATTTGTTAAACCTTCAGTCACTAAAAGGAAGGAAGTTTTAAAAGCGGTATATGTTCAACAAATAAAAAATGGTCTTAATTAAGACCATTTTTTAATTCTGTTAATCTGTAGTAGTTGTACTTAGATGTTGTCATTTGACTAACTTCATCTTTTACTTTATTTAGTTTAGTGGTTAAATCGGGGTCGTTCGATTCACTTAAAAGTGTAGATACCTGATTAATGATTGATTCTTGTAATTCATTGCTCTTAGTAATTAAATCATCATAAGAAATTGATAAAATATTTTTTAATTCTTCTTTTTGTGATTCTGATAATGTGTTAGAATATAATACGTTAAAATTGTTTGCTAATACCGCTTGTAGTAATGTTTCGTTAGGAACAACAGTCGAATCTTTAGATTCTTTAATTTCCTTTTTAGTTGTTAAATGTTCTACTAATTTCTTTTTTGCAATAACTTTCTTTTCAATATTTGATAATGAATCTTTTTCTGATAACATATCTAAAGATTCATATAATTCTTTAGTTTCGATTTCAACCTCACCTAATTTAGTATTTAAAGATTCACAAAACATATTTAAACTATCCCAATTACCTATTGGTTGACCAAAATATGTATTTAATCCCTCAACATATAATTTTGCTGTTTCTTTATCCTCAATATATTTGTTTTCAATTTCTTCGTAAAACAAGTACATTTCTTTAAAGTCTTTGTTTTCTTTGATTGTGGCTAATATATTCTTAATTTCTGTCTTATTTTCATTTGCATAAGATTCAGTCAATTTGTTTAATAATTTAGATTTAAGTGCCCCAAATTTGTTCATTTTTAGTCGTTTAAAATATCGTTCAATTTATTTTCTATTTCATAAATATTCTGTTGTGCCTTTTCCATGTCAAACAAAACATTAAAATCTTCTTTTTCTTCACCTAACATACCTAATATTTTTGATTTTTTAGATGTTGCTTCACTTAAAGGAGCTTCTCCTCCTCCACCCGCCGCTGGAGGTGGTGGTATTCCTCCCATGTCTCCACCAGCACCCTCACCTCCGGATGCTGCTGCTTCTGCTGCCGCTCTCTCCTCTTCAGGAATTCCATATTTCTTATCAACCTCATCAAATACACCAGAACGTTTAATAATAAGTTGACTATTTTGTAATTCAAAACCTACCGCTCTTTCTAAACGTTGTTGTTGTAAATCAAGTAATACCTCACTATCACTCATACCTAAGATATTTTTCTTAGCCCATGTATGTGATACTGGTAAGATACCTACTTGAGATTGATCAGATGTCGCATCTTTGTAAAGAGTAATCTTTTCCTTCCATGTTTCAATCTTTAATAAATCTGATTGCTGTGATGGGTTAGTTAACGATAATGAAAAACTATTTAAATCATCTTCTAATCCTAATAAATAAAGATGCATTAATGCAATTTTATTTAATTCTTGAATTAACGATTTTTGTATTTTATTGATTGTTCTTGCAAAACGAATATCCATCAATGCAAGATTCTTACCATCACCAACAACTTCTTCAAAACCTAAGAAAGCTTTAGGGATACGTAAAGCCGCCAATAATTTCTTTTGAATATATTCAATATCTGCAATTTCGCCCAAGTTCTGAGCTCCTGGTAATGTTTCGATTGGATTTGTTTGTGACGGGTCACGAACAGGTATGAAATAATCTTGGTCTACAGCCATTTGATTGTATCTCATATCCACGTTACCATTACGTGGGTCTTGTATTTGGTCTCTTTTAAATTTATTGGCAACACGTTGTACATATGGTTCAATATCTTTATCGTCCATATTACCAACAAACACCTTGAACACACGTCTTTCAGGTGCTCTTGATGTTCTATAAATTAACATTGCATCTTCAGCAAGTAAAAGTTGTTTCCAAATTCTTCTAATCTTATCTAACATAGAAGTACCATATGGTAACTTTCTATCGTCACCCAATAATCTAAAGTGAGCAACTTCCCAAGCTTGGAATTCCATATCTTTGTTCTTCCAAGTAAATCTTAATTCTCTTGTTGGTAGTTTTAAATCAGAACTTTGATTTGGACTTTTTCCTGTTGCACCCTCTAACCTCTCTATTTCAATATTCGGTAATTGTTGGCAACCAATAATACCCTTTTCTGGATCAATTTTTAAATAAACAAAATCGTCACCATACTTACAAAGACCTCTTGCCCACATTTGTAAATTGGTATTTATATCTAACTTATTATTAAATAAGTCCACTAAAATACTTTTAACTCTATCTGATTCTGAATATATGGTTAATATTTCACCCTTTTCGGACATTGTTGTAGATTCTTCAGCGTATATGTCTAACGACGCTGAAATTTCAGGAGTAAACTCCATAGACTCGTAGTCATAATATGCTGCCAATCTATTTGGTTCGTAATAAACAGATTGATTATAAACCGATTGGTCTAACTTGGTCCATTTATCTGCAATGTATTGCGATTGTTGTGCTTGCAACATCGCCTTTTCGTAGTCTTCTCTACTATCTGTTTTTAATAACTCATCTTTGTTAAAATTAAAAGATGGTGTTTTATCCTTAATCGATTGACCCGGATAACCAAACATTCTTGTTAGTTTCTGAAAGACGGTGTAATTCTGTTCTGCCATATCTATAAATACTTTTCTTTATAATATAAACTAAATTATTAGTAATTGGAACATTATTTTGATCTTCCAAATAACCAATTATATTCTTGATATTGGTTCTTACCGGGTACGTTACGTATATCTTTAAATGCTGGATTATCGTCAAACCCCATTGATCCTATTTGGTCGAAAGCGGTCCCATATGAGTAAAAAGACTTATTTGGTTCGTATGTACGTTCACTCATTGTCCAAGAATCTAACATTGCTTTGTTAGCATTTTCATTCTTTTGTAATAAGTTAAAAGATACGTCTGCAGCGTATAATGCCATTGACATACCCATAATGGCATCATCGTGTGAACCTTTCATATGGTCAGGTCTTCCATTCATGTAAACAAACGTATTGAGTTCGTTTAATAATCTTGCAGATCTAACAATAAATCCCTTCCTAAGTTGCTCTTCAAATGCGGCAACAATTTGAGTTCTTTTATTATTGAAGTTAAGTCCTGGTATTTTCTCCATCGCTTTGGCGTTATAGTCCCAAATGTTTTGAGTATTAACTCCTTCAATGTAAACATTCTTATAGTTTAACTCAGTTAATTTTCTTGATGTGGCAACACCCATACCACCTGTAATATCCGTAACAATAAACGCATTACCATATAAAATAGCCCATTTATATGCAACGGCAGCTAAATCATCAGGAGGTATTTTACCAATATATTCCGCAACCTGTTCTCTATCATCAAAATCAATAATTGATATTGCTGAAAAATCCTCACTATCTCCTCTACTCACATCCACCCCCATAATATAACGATGACCGATGATTGGTTCTTTCCATTGCCAAAATGTGGCTTGCATGTATTTTTCAATTGGTTCTCTTATCATGTTCTTAGCAATATTCTCTTGAATATCGCCAGGAATAACACCATCTCCCGAACCTAAGAAATCACATTCCAACTCCTGAGCTATCTTACGTCTATCATATTTAAATTTCTTAGACATTGACTCAAACCAAGATGAAAATGGTTTATAACCGTCTTCTAAAAGTTTTAGATATTCTTTCATGTCAAAATCATGTAGAACAACTTCATCATCATTATATTGTTCTCTATTTAACATGTAATGACAGATGTCTTGACATTTTATCCAACGTAAATCTTTGGTGTAACGAGGGTCTTTAAACCATCTTAAATCGGTTATATGGAAATCATTGATTCCACGTAATGCTTGGTCGTAAACACCATAATAGATGGGGTCGTAACCATTTGGAGTTGAGATAAGAATAATCTTACCACCCGTTGATAGGGACGCCATAGAGGCCGCCCAAAAATCATCTCCCGCTTCAATGTATGCCGCCTCATCAAATACAAGTATGGTAGGTGTGTAACCACGAAGGGCATCCGCTGATGTTGCAACCGCCTTAACCTCACATCCATTGTTTAATCTAAATCTACTTTCTGAGTTTTTATCGGGTGAGAACCCAACATTAATCCATTCAGGCCATTGTTCTAAGAAATGTCTAACCTTATTAGCCATCTCCACCGCAGTATCACGTTTGTTCGCAATAAGTAGAACTCTCTCAGGATTATCTGGTTTTGCTAATTGTAATTTTTTTGATAACCAAGCAGCCGTTACTGTTGTAACACCGGCTTGTCTATATTTTCTTGTAATATTTTCGTTGTAATCTTCGTAGTCCTGTATTAGTTGAATTTGGTCTTCAAATAAGTCCATTGGGACATATTTCTTCTGTGTATTATCAAATGTCTGTAAATACGTTCTAAGTGCATATGGGGTATCTTTTATAATCTTAGCATACTCCATTAATTGTTCTGCTCTACTATTCATATATATAAATACAAAAAAAGGTGGTTAAAACCACCTTTTCAATTATTCATCGTCATCGTCATATGTTGACATACTATCATCGTAGTAATTTTTATTAATATCTTTCCTAATGGAATCATAATAATCTTTAATCATTTTTTCACCTTTTGAAGTCTTTCCTATTACTTCTTTCATCATTGTTAAAAACTCTTTAGCTTCTAATGTGTAAAGGCTAGATAAAAAATATGATTGTAAACCTTCTTCATTTTCATCAATAACAACTTCATCGGGTAACATACCTCTTACTCTATTCCATATTGATGGTCCTAATCTTAAATCCCACATTTCTTTGTCCATAGTGTCTTCATAACCTGAAACCTTATTCCATAACTCCTCATCAAAATCACCATTTTCATCTCTTGGTCTTCCGTGTACTGCAAGTAATTCTAAATAACCTTTTATACATTCATGAACGGCAACAGGAAAATTCTGTGCTCGTACTTTAATGATTGGTGGTTCCCCTTGTTCAATTTCTTCGGTGCCAGCAACTTGTCCCGATTTACCCATTTGTGACAAAAATATATCAGGAAATTGCCAATAAGTCGTGTCATTTATTGACATCATAACACCATATAAATCTAAAATAGTTTCACTTTTAGTTATATCTAAAATCTCCTCACTAACCAAATGATACGAATAATGACCTTTTTTAGATGCTCCCTGACTAATTGCATTAATTAATCTTCGTTTAGCTCTTTCTAAATTTAATCTTTCAAAATCACCATCAATCTCATTATCTAAATCAACCTGAGGTATTTGGATAGTTTCTTCATCATCCATATTAAAATTATCCGTAGATATACTGCTACCATCAACAATTTTTACATCCCATTGAATTGAATCTTTTGGTATATGAAATTCATTCATAACTAATTTGATTGCTAATTGTTCCAGTTCGGGTCTAACATTCCTTTCAATTCTAATAATCTCAAAGTGAGATCTCATCATAAATGAGGAGAATTCACTATATTGTGATTTGTTATTTAAATTTATTTTATTTGGATAATGTGGACCTAAATAATGATTAACATTAGATATAACTTCTTGATATCTTTCTGATGCCAATAACTCTTGAAAGTTTTGTTCTTGTGAATTTTCACAAATTGGCATAGGTATTTTAGTTAATGAAGTGTCTTCATTTTTTAATTTATGTTGTAAACCTCTATCGGGTCTATCAACACTTGAGAAATTCATTGCCATACGTTTAAATTATATTAAGGCTAATATAAGATTTATTTCTTATAATACCTAATTTAAACCTTACTTTTCTCAGCTTTTGGTTTTGGTTTTGTAAATGGACCCGGTTGATTTGGGTTATGAGGTTTCGGTTTTGTACCTGGCGTAACCTTTGGTTTAGATGGTTTTGTCTCAACATCACCATCTGATGAAGATTCATAGGTCATAAATTCAGGAACATCGTTATGTCCAATATTAACGTTTGGACCCGCCTCTTGTAATTTAAATTGTATCATTTCCATAATTTCATTTTTAGATGTGAAACTATGATAGTTATTTTCCGCTAAAGATTCAACCCATTCTTTAACTTCTTTGTCTTTTGTATCTGTTTTAACTGATTTTTTTTTCTTTTGACCCTTTAATATTTTAAAATCTTGTCCATCAATTTTACCATTGTGGTTCTTGTCTAATTTCTTTTGATTACCTTTTAAGTCCTCTTTTACCTCAACTTCAATATTTGGGTCGTTCGCAATTGCTTGTAATTTGGGATCTCTTAATTTCTCAGCATCAATAACCATTCTTTCATGTAAATCAGAAAGTTGTTTATCGCTGAAATTAACTAACGTTTTTTCAGACATACCCTCACTTATTAACATCTTAACTAATTCTGACCTTTTCATGATTCTTTAATTTTTAATTCTTCTTTTATTAAAAGATATTCTCTTTGTTTTAATTTTTTTGTTACACTTTCTAATGATTCACCAAATTTAAATGATATTCTCTCAAATTCGGAATCAAAATTAAATTTTTCCCATCCCAACGCAACTACACCATCTACTGCATCAATAACTCCGAAATAATCGGAGTCTTGAATTAATTCTAAATGTAAATCGGTATCTTTTAATAATCCAACTAAATCAACGTATTCCACCTCAGGTGATTTTGGTTGAGATGTTGAGGAGGATGGGATAACAAACCATTCATCCATATCTATTTCTGTACTCTCACTAAAAATGAATTCGTATTGTTTTTGACCTTTATAGTCTGAACCAATTTCATTTATATAGATTAACTTCATTATTTGAAATATTTTCCTAATGTTGTTTGAATACTATTGTTAATCTCCTTTTTCATTTCTTCCAAATCTAACTCAACTTCCTCATCCATAGGTTCTTCTATTGGATGACTATCTTCACCAAAGTCTACTCGAACATTTTCAGAAAAGTCTACATTAACATCTTCCTCCATTTCTAAATCAGCATAATCCGCTAAACTAGTCTCTTCAGTATCAAAATCCGACGAAGAGTTTATAAAATTTTCTAACGCATCCATTGTTGTGTCATATCCTTCACCAATTTCAGAATCTACAGGTTCTTCCGCAGATACCTCATCTTCAGGTGACGGCTCTTCAGAAGGAACTTCTTCGCCATCTTGTTTTTCGTCACGTTCAAATTTCTTAGCAATATCTTCAATATCATCATCTTCTAACTTATCTAAATTAACAGCAGAAATAATCATATTAAGAACATATTTTATATCATCACTTTCCATTGATTCGTGTTGGTCTCTTAATTCTTGACCTAACTTACCTGCAAATTTTTGTACTTCCGCCATGTAACTTGATCTTTTTCCTGATGCATCGTCTTCACCATCTACAGGTGCTTCCGGTGCTGGTTCTTCAGCTGGTACTTCAGGTGATGGTTCTTCAGATGGTACTTCAGGTGCCGGTTCTTCAGCTGGCGTAGGTATAGGAGCGTTTGCTGCCGGATCACTCATAGGAGATTCACTTTTAGGTGAACTTGGTTTTAAAACGTATTTCGTTGCCTCTTGTAATTCTTCCTGTCCTTTTAATAGGTCTAATCTTTTAAACGCTTCAGAGTATGATGAAAATTTGTTTTTGTTTTTCATGAACATACCACCAATATAATCAAGTGATGATTCATTTAATCCTCTTTTAACGTAGTATCCGTCTTTTTCTTTAACGATACCAAAAAATCCACCCGTTGTGGATTCCTTTACTAATTCTGGTTTTACAGAAGAAGACTTTTTATTATTTTGATTAAAGTAAGTTAATTCGAGAATTCTTTTTAATTTCTCGTCGCCATTAAGCTTCTCACTTCCTAGAGGTTTGATGTCTGCCATTGTTTTTATATTAAGATAAACTTATTCTTATCCTATAAATACATAGATATAGGGAAAAAAATAAGGTTCTTTATTGTGTTATGGACAATTTTTTGTTTGAAATGTCCGTTTTTAGTTTTAAAAGTTTCTCTATATATCCGTTTCTTCGAAGTAATTTGAAGGTTAAGTTCTCATATGAGTACTCTCCTCCTGATTCAAGACCACTTTGTCTAAACTCTTTAATTTTACTTCTTAGTGTTTCAATATCTGAAGTTACGTCTTTTTTACTACCTAATTTAATAAGTCTATCTATTTTTTTTGCGTACTCTTCACCCTTTTCTAATATTTTTCTATCGTCAATATTAGCCTGTTCCTTTTTAGGTTCAATAACCCATTCGTTATTTAAAATAGAATAAACACCAGATGAAATGTGTTCCTCATTAACATCTTGTACGTATATTTCAACATCATACCCCTTTATTTTGATGTCGTATTTTTCGTTCCATACGTTTTTCTTAGCATCAAAAAATTCTTTCAATATTGCATGAAAAGACGATGAGTTTTTATCTTTATTGATACTATCAAAATCTATAAGAATGTGTAAATCAACGTCAGAATATTGTGACCAATTATAGTTAGAAAGTGACCCCGTTAATACGATATCATGTATAAACACATCAACATTCAAAGAGTCCACGAAATCATTTGTTATTACTAGTAATCTTTTTCTTATATCGTCTCGCATAGAAAAAGATTTACCACTAACCTCAAATATTTGGTCAGATAGTGAATCTTTAGGTTTAAAAGAACCTACGATTTTTTCGTCCTCACCCCTATCTTCAATTAATTCTTCAAATAAACTCATCCTTTCTTTATGTACTTATGACTTCTGGCGATATTCTCGTTGAAGTATTTTCCTTGTGATTCAGCAAGTCTAAACTTAGTGAACTTATTCCAAGGAACTTTATTATACTCATAAATAGCACCATTGTTAAAAGTTACCGTTAAGTCTTCCGTTTCGGTATTGAAAGATGCTGTCTTTAAATTAGATGAATTGATTATAACATCAATTACCTTTCCATTAATTGTTTCTGATATAATTGCCATATTTGATATTTTTAATGTTATAATATACATAATAAATATCAAATAAAAAACCCTCGATAAATCGAGGGTTCAATGTTAGTTAAGTGAAATCAACCTTTCAACTGATTTCTTTTTACTTTTAGGTAGAATAATTTCAATTACTCCATTTTCCACACCACCTACAATATTTTTCTCATCAACATCATCAGGTACGTTGTATGATTTTTTAAATGAATTAGTAAATGTGAATTCATCACCCTCTTTTTCATGTGATATGGTTAATTTACTTTCCTTTAATGATATTTTAACATCATCTTTAGAAAGTCCTGGAACCGATAATAGGACCTTATAACCATCTTCTGTTGTGGTAATGTTAGAGTTAATTCTGTTATCCACCTTCAAGTAGGCTTCATCAAACACTTTATCAAAAGTGTTAAAAAACGGGTCTTTAAATAATGTAATCATAGTTTTGTTTTTTTTATTTTACATATTATTAATTTTTCATTTTACAAATTGCAAACCAAACGTCTAAAACTGACATTTAGACATTCGTTAGACATTTTTTTAGACATTTTGACATTTATTTGTTTTTTAGAATGAAATGTGTTATGTTTGTAGAAACTAAACGTAAAAATAGTATGGCAGTAGATTTTTTTGAAGACGGACCAACGACAAACCCTAAAAGGGGACGTAAAGGTTCAACCACCCCAATCTTAGATAATTTTTCTCGCGATTTAATTAAACTCGCGGAAGAAGGAAAGATTGACCCTGTAGTGGGAAGGGATAAAGAAGTGAGAAGAATCGCACAAATTCTTTCTCGTAAAAAGAAAAATAATGCAGTTGTTGTTGGAGAGGCTGGTGTTGGTAAATCAGCATTAGTTGAAAAACTCGCATTAATGATTGTAAAAGGAGATTGTCCCACAAATCTACTTGACAAAAGAATTGTCTCTTTAGATTTAACCTCTTTAGTTGCGGGAACAAAATATCGAGGACAATTTGAAGAGAGGATTAAAGCAATCTTAAATGAATTACAAGAGGCACACAATGTTATTGTATTCATCGATGAGTTACACACAATGGTAGGTGCAGGAAATGCCAGTGGAGCAATGGATGCGGCTAATATTATGAAACCCGCATTAGCTAGAGGAGAGATTCAATGTATCGG